TGTCATGGTTTATGGCGCTCTATAGATTCGATACCCCCTACCCCATCAGTAAGAGGTGTTCCCATCTTTTCCCGCGACATATCTTACCTATATGACTTTTGTCTACATTAAAAAGATCAGCTATCTCTCTATACTTCAGTCCGCTATTTCTCAGTTTAATAATAGTCAGCACGTCTCTCTCCGTAATTATACTTTGTCCATTGTCAGTTCCTCTGGTGTGAGACGCTCTTCCCTTACTAACCTTATCGTCCATATTATCTTGATGTGTTCCGACAAAAAGATGCTGTGGGTTAGTGCAACATCTATTATCGCATCTATGTAATACTTGCATACCTTTAGGTATTTGTCCGTAATGAATTTCCCAAGACAATCTATGCGCTAACTTATACTCACCATTCAGACACAATTGTCCATATCCTTTACCATTTATAGAACCTACCCATTCCCAACAATCTCCATCCTTATTTACATTATCCCAAAACTTTTTATACATCTTCAACACATCTCCTCGTGTTTAATCTCCGTTTAAAAGCATAAGAAAAAAGACGGTGGAGATTACCGTCTTTTCGGGAGCGACATCTAAATTAATATTCCTTAGGCCTTACCTCTCTGCCAAATCCGCCATCATAAAGAACCGTGATTCTATCGTGGCAGGTCTTGCACAACGGTCCCCAATTTCTCGTATCCCAAAACAATTCCTTGTTCCCTTTATGTGGCACGATATGGTCAACTACAGCAGCAGCAGTTAACCTTCCCTGCCTCTCGCACTCGGCACACAAAGGGAATTCTTTTAAGAAATGTTTACGTACCTTCTGCCACCTTGCTCCATAACCACGCTCACTACTGCTCCCTCGCCTCTCATCGTATCGCTTAGCCTCCTGCCTCTTATGTGCCTCGCAGAAGCGTTCTGTAGTCAACTGATTACACCCTGGATAACTGCAGGGTCTTTTGCTACGAGGTGGCATTTAATTCACCCATCAAAGGGACAATAGGTTCAATCCCTTTACTTTTAAGCCACTTATTGTGTTTAGTAATGCCGATGTTATATCTCTCGGCCATTACCTGTAACTGTCTATGGTTTAATTCTGCTATCTTTGTAGATGTATTAATGGCACATTCAATCTCTTTATACCTTAATATCTGCTCATGTATCCATAAGTCCATATCCTCAATATAAAGTTTATCTTCAGTTGTTAGTTCGCTCATAACATCATCTCCAATTAGGCATAATAAAAAGCGCCCTGCTCAGGCGCTTATCACATTTAGGGTATACGACATGTCGCTAGTATATCATATGTGTCAATATCATTGCAATACATATTTCCTCAAATCAGATAGATTTTTTTTCTTTTTTCTTTTACCGCTCTTACTTCCTCCGCCTTTATGTGCTGGCGGCGCTAGCAGTGGGCAATTGTAATCTTTTACATTTACATCCGGTGGGCTTGTCTCACAAAACATCTTCCAAAATTCGTTCGACGATGCTTTCAACATTCTGGTATGTAGCATCAAACCTCACCCCTTTAATTTTTCTATTCGTGCCTTGACAGCTTCCAACAGCGCTGTCTGTCCTTCTTCCTTGCCTGCAAGTGAACTCATAACGTCCTCGTCTATCGTCCCCTCGGTAACTAAGTGGTGAACGATAACGCTTTCGGTTTGGCCTTGTCTGTCCAATCTGGCATTAGCTTGCTGGTAAATCTCTAACGACCATGTAAGACTAAACCAAATTATTGTATTCCCGCCTGCTTGTAAGTTCAGTCCGTGACCCGCCGATTGCGGATGCACCAAAAGGATCTGAATTTTTTTATTATTCCAATCCTTGATATCCTTTGATGTTTCTAACACTCGCGGCTTTAGCTTTTTAAGATGTTCTTGCAACCTGCTTAAGTCGTGTTGGAAATGGTAAAACACCATAACAGGTTTTCCATTAGCTGCTTCGATCAGGTCATCCAGCGCTAATAGCTTTGCCTTATGGATCTCCTGTACTTCTCCATTTTCGTTGTATACAGCCCCGTTAGCCATCTGTAATAGTTTGTTACTCAGGCCTGCTGCTGTGTTTGCCACAACGTCACCAAGCTCATACGGGAGAAGCATGTCACGCTCCATCTTGTTGTATGTGTCCATTTCAGCGTTTGACAGCTTAACAGTAACGGTATTGTTAATCCGCTCCGGTAAGTCAAGCCAATCTTTAGCTGACATGCTTACACAGATATCAGATATTTTTTTGTATATCGCTTCTTCTGCCCCGTCTTTAAGTTTGTAGCTAAATACTACCTGCTGATTTCTCTTATCCGGGTCAAAGTATCTGTTACGATATCCGGTTATATTTTTCTCTAACCGCTCGCCACGATCAAGCAAATAAATCTGTGCCCATAAGTCAATCAATCCGTTGGGCGCCGGTGTGCCTGTGAGGCCTACCAAGCGGTCAACAATCGGCCTTACCTTCCGTAGTGCCTTAAATCGTTTTGCCTGGTGTGATTTGAAGCTGGACAGCTCGTCAATGACTACCATATCGAATGGCCAATGCTTTCCGTAAAGCTCTACCAACCAGACAACATTCTCACGATTGATTACGTAAATGTCGGCAGATGTTTGTAGCGCATTTAAACGCTCATTCGCAGATCCCAATACCTTTGATACCCGGAGGTGTTTTAAGTGGTCCCATTTCGCCACCTCACTACCCCAGGTGTCTTCTGCAACCCTGAGTGGTGCTATGACTAACGTTTTTGCGACGTGGAAGTAGTCATATTGCAGCTCTGATATTGCTGTTAGTGTACATACCGTCTTGCCTAAACCACAACCTAAAAACAATCCCGCTATATCAGACGTTATTATTTTTTGCTTTGCGTAATCTTGGTAAACATGCGGTTTAAACTCCATCTTGCAAAACCTCTTTTAAAAATTCGTCAACCCCTGCAAAAGAATCTATTTTAAAAACTTTAAAACCAAATTGCTCTAATTCTTTTTTACGTTTTGCCTGTAAAGGTTCTAGTTTTTTACCAGGTGCTTTAGTTTCTACAAAAAACAATCTGCCTCCTGGTAAAAGAACAATCCGATCTGGCACTCCTGACATCCCGGGAGAAACGAATTTATATGCTTTTCCTCCATGTTTTTTAACGCCATCTTTTAGTGCTTTTTCGATTGCTGACTCTCTCATTTTTCACCTCTAAAAGCTAAGGTGTAACCAGTGTAACCAAAATAATCGCGTTCTCTATATAATTACTTATTTATATAATTACCTATGTACATTACCTATATAATCTATAAATATTATTATATATAAAAAACTTGGTTACATTGGTTACAGTAGCCCCTTAACCCTTGATTTCATTGGTCTGTAGGTGTAACCAAGGGGTGTAACCAAGATAAAAAAGTTTGGTTACATTGGTTACACCTGACCTTCTCATCTAAAATTGATCTTGGTTACACTTTAGGCACTTTGGTTACACTTTTTCCGATCTTGGTTACACCTAAATAGTATCTTGGTTACACCTAATGAAGCATCTTTGCAGTCCGTAAATTGATCCAAAACGTAACTTTTTACACCCCTTTGTGTACCTGATCCATCCGTCAGTATTTTGCAAAATATCGTTTATTTCCCTGGCAGTCATTTGGTTCAAATGTTTCGGATCGCCTTCAAAAAGCTCTGCCCAAATCTCCATAACACAAACTCTACCACGAAGGATTGTTCCCTGTATTTGCTCCCCGAAGTCTGTATTATGGATAAAATTACGCCTATCGGATAAATCTCTTTTATCCCAGTCATCCGGCAATAGTAGATTTAGATACTCTCTGACCAGTCCAGCTTTTTCGCTCTCTTCAGTGTATTCAGCTTGTATCGACAGAGCTATGTCTGTTATTTCCTTGTCCAGGTGCAATGTCTCTCCGATTAACCAAGCGGCGTATGCCTCTGCCCATATTTGGTCTACTTCAGATTGCGTTAAATCAGCCCATATGCTTTTTTTAACGTTGTCCTTATTGACTGCTATCGGCCAAAAACGCCTATTACCTGTTTGATCTCTTAGAAATACAGGATTATTAGTGGTTCCTATAAAAACGCACTGCCTTGGAAAAAAAGAAGTCCATTTGTCGTAAGATACCCTAAAGCGGTCCTCTTGCTTGGATATAAAATGTTTAACCGCCTCAACCTCACTCTTTTTAGTAGCTGCTAATTCGGCCATCTCTATAATCCAGGATCCTTGTACGGCCTCATAAGCCTCTTTCCCAGATACGGTATAAACAGAATCGGAATACCACTTTTGACCTAACCTATTGATCAAATAACTTTTTCCTACACCTTGCGCTCCGACTAAAACTGGCATGTAATCGAACTTAGTTCCTGGCTCCATTATCCTGGCTACTGCTGCGACTAAAGTTTTCCTTGTTACTGCTCTGGTATAAACATTATCTTCTGCACCCAGGTAATCTATAAAAATAGTATCTAGTCGTGATAAACCGTCCCAATTTAAACCGTTTAAATAATCTTTAATCGGATGAAATGTATTTTTGAGCAAAACTTCTCTCAAAGCGTCCGTTATAATGTCCTTACCTTTAACTCCGTATGCCCTTGATAAATAATTCCTAAGCCCCGAATCATCGGCGTCACCCCAGAATACACCTAGCTTCCTATCTAATTTTCTCCAAGGTAGATCACCTATTATAGTAATTCTGCGACTGAATTCATCAGTAACCATTCTACCTGCTATGTTAAAATCGTTCTCTAGTAGCAGTATTACGTTCGGCGCTGTGGACTCTATTTTTGCTTGCTTGTTACGCTTTAACTTTTTAAACCAGCCTTTACCATCACTAATAGCATTGAAATCAGCCATGGCTTCGGCAAGTTGCTCCTCGCCCATGGTCTGCAGAACTTCTCCATCCGTTACGGCTAATTCGGCCATGGCGGAATAAGAGGGTAATTTGACTGTTGGGGTGTTAGCTTTTGCTTCATCGTCCAAGTGTCCGAACTTGTGGATCCTTACTAAATCAAAAGCGTTAACAAGTAATCCGCTTATAGGATCTGTGCCGTGGTGACTGTAGCAAAAAGTATCACCGTCATATATAACCAACCCGCCCGAAGTGCTACCTTCCGTATATGTGTATCGCCCATCGCCTGCTGAGGCGTATACACTAGCTAAAAACACGTCGATAGCATCGGTAACAGTATAAGTCCGGCAAAAGGCGCCTATAACACCGGGTTTACTGAGTGGATTACCTTGTTTTTCAGCTAATTTCTGCCGTGTTTCTTTCATCCTGCTTGACTCAGGCCAATAGTTGCTATCTGTCCAATCTGGGTATTTAGCTAAAACGGTATCAGGATTAAGCCATTCGGCATCTAAGACTTTGAATAAATATTCACCGTCAGCACTCGTCGAAGGCCAATACATCAGTCTGTGTGGTTGGTAAGTAGTATCATCGAAAAAGTCAATCCCGATATCTCCTGCTATGCTACGTGCTACCGCTGGGTATTCGTCTGGTGTTACCGACCTTGATACCGGTATAACAAGTCTCAGTCTGGGATTGTCAGGGCAGTGCGCATGTGTTGAATACATAACACAGGCATGACCAATAACACTCTCAACAATTGACCATATATCACCTTTAGGATAATCTATATCCAATGTTATTAAGTGTCTCCATGATACCGCGTCACCTTTGCGCCTGTTACCTTTCAGCGGCCCACCAACAAAACCACCTACATCCTTAATGCTACCCTGATCTTTCTTAGATAGTTTTTTGTATTCGTTATAAGTTTCCGGCGTTCTGGTAGTCTGACTTAACTTTCTAACTAAATCAGAATATAAAAGCGTTCTATTTTTCCAATTAGTTTCTAAGCGACTTTTACCTACCGATATTGCTATTTCACCATCATGTCTCAAAGTTGTTGGTACTAAATCATTCTTAACCAAATGATCATGCCTCCTGCAGCGCCAGTACACCATTCAACATTTTTTCGACTGCCTGCATCGGTATTACTAATTTGCGCTTGCTCAGTCTGATAACAGGTATTTGTCCATTCGCCACAAGCTTATAAGCTAGACTCCTACTTATACTCATTTTTTCAGCGAATTCTTTAATACTCATTGTCTCTTTACCTAATTCCATTTTATTACACCACCTTTTTAGACAAAATAAAAAGGCAAGCATCCACAATTCGATAAATTAATATCGACCGTGGCTACTTGCCTACTGTTTCACGTATTAGCGTTACCCCCTAACAGTTCTAAAAGAACCTTCCAGGGTCTTATGCGCAATAAAGGTCAATTGTTACACATAAGTATTAGGTTGTCTGCTAATTATATTATTTACATTAGATAAAGGCAAGCGGTATATTTAGTTTTAATCCTATTGCTCTTTTAACCCCAAAGCTTTATATTTAACCAACTCAATATTGAAACAATCTCGTATTACTGACGATCCGTAGAGCTTTAATAAATTCTTTTTAAAACCTTCTGTTAAGCTACTCGGATTAGTAAAGGTAAAATAAAAATTTATACCACTACTAACTACTGCTTTAAGGTTCGACCAAAATAGATCAGTATTTAAAACAGTGCCAGTATTATCGTAAAACTCTTTTTCGTTAGATCCTTTTATACTCACCACATACAAAGCGTTTGGTCTATTTATACTTTGTAGATGTTCCGCACTGTACGGCTTTTCTACCAATAATAAATCGCTGTGAAAAACCTTATCGCTCGGTAGTAAATCTAATATCTCGTGCCAGTGCTCTATATACAATCCAGGCGCCCCACCCATTAGGTGAAAAACATCTTGCTTGGAATCTTTAAAATGATCAATTAATTCTCTGGAACTGAAGAATTTTGACTCTCCCCAAATACCGTCTTTTGTAACGTAACAATATGGACATTTTAATGGACAACCTCTTAGCTGCACGACGAATTGATTTTTACAATAAACACCTAAACGTTTTTTACAAACAGCGGGGAATTTATCGTAACCACCGCCGCCTTTGTAAACGTCACATTTTCTAAAGTAACCGCCGAAGAGCACATTTTCAGGTGATATGCCCAACAGTTGCTTATCGCAAAGAGGCACAACAGGCCACATCATAACACACCATCCCAATCACTTCTTAACTGTTCTGTTAAGTAGTTAAACATATCTAAAAATTGCTTCTCTGCTTCCTGCGGGGATAACCCTAAAACATGTTTAATTTTTAGTGGTATAGTATTGTACTCACTCGTCCAATTGTTCGCATTTGGCATAATGCTTTCTGCCTCGTACACCATGAGCGAAGTATCGATATCTTTGATCATGTAAGCTAGATGGTTTGCTGTTATCATGGGTAAATTAAAAGCCTCGAATATAGCTTTCTGCACCTTGTACTCGATGCTTGAATAGCTAGCAATGTGTCTTTTCAAAGGGCGCGGGATGTCGCAAATGTACGCTTCGGCCGCATCATGTAACAAACCTTCTAATTGCACCCCGGGATAATAATCTCTTGCTTCTAATTCCTTAGCGACTATAACACTATGCTCGGCCACACTATAAAACCTGCTACAGTGACCATTAAACCGGCATTGCATACTCAGTGAATGAGCGATATCTTCAATGCACACGTCCTCCGGTCGCGGGTCAAGCGGCCAAAACTGCTTACCTGTGTATGTTTCCACATAATCTCCGATTCTTTCAGACAGATTAATCACTCTCCTTTACCCAGATACCATTAACCTTTTTCCAAATTATTTGATTACTGCTACCTCGCCACTTTAAACCAATATCTCGCTTATCTATCTCGAATTTACCATCAATCAGATAGTCAACAACACCCAGCAAATCGTTACCTAATAGTTCGTGCAGTTTGTAACCGCTATAAGCTACAATGTCCTTAACCCAATATTTTAACCGACAAGCTAACATCGATAATTCTTCCGACTGATCAAACGGTTCTCCACCGCTGAAAGTAACACCCTGGTGCATAGTTGTTAACCTACTTAAAATCTCTTTCTCAACATTGTATATTGACATTTCATATCCGCCGGACTTGTCCCGAGTTGACGAGTTGTGACAATACTTGCACCCATGCGGGCAACCTTGGACAAATAAGACTACTCTCAAACCTGGACCATCTAGAATAGAATCGGATGTTATACCAGATACTATCAAATGTTTACCACATCCCCATGTAATCTTTTCTACACGTAACCTTCCCGCCACATTTAAAAGACGATAGCACCTTATTAATCTTAGATGGTGCGTTTCTAAACTCTTTCCTTTCGATTGCTAAATTGATATCGTAATCCTTAAGCAACCTCCCGACAGCTGACGTAGATATTCCGTAGGATTTACCTACCTGCTCACGGGTCAGCTTGTATTTGACAAGTAGCTCGATCAGCTTGTCCCTTGTCAATACCTGTTTAGTAATTTCAGCTTTACGCTTGCACATTCTCAAACTAATCACCCCAGCATGTCATCAAGTTCTTTATCTCTCTTAGCTACAGCGTTTTCCATGTTACCAACGCCCTGTTTGTAATAACTATCTTTTAGTTCAATCCCGACAAATCTTCTGCCCATCAATACGGCCTTGTAACCAACTGACATGATACCACCGAACGGATCAAGTATCGTATCTCCTGGATTGCTCCATAACTGCAGACATCTCTCGATAGTGTCAAGCTGTAAAGGTGCTATATGCCTTTCGTCGTTTTCATCCCTTGCGCTTTTCCTCTGTAGCGTATTGCTTTGGTTTATATCAAACCATACAGGAGATGCGTAACGCTGCCATATCTGGATAGATTTTTTAACATCGTTACCCTGCTGCTGGTATCCGAAAACACCCTCCGGGTCATTTCCTGCGTAGTGTGTAAATTCTCCTGATATCGCTTCAGGATTAATTCCAGGTTTCCGCATAACTACAAGGTAATCTGCCATACCTTGCCTACTCATAGCACTATCTTTAACCACTGTTTTGTGGAGCAGGCCCAGCGCCTTTGTCCTCTGCATCTCAGTAACAGGATTTTTCCAAATAGTTACCTTTGAGTGATATATAAAACCGGCATTTTCAAACATTTTGCGGACAATAGCAGGGAAGTCCCTAAGACCAATAACCCCGTCCCTGCTCTTCATTTTTGGTAAGTCCATACAGTGTATAACTACCAACCTACCAGGCATCATACACCGATACAGTTCACCAATCAAAAATCTAAAATGCTTCATAAACTGGACTTGATTCTTAGAATTGCCCAAGTCCCTGATAGAGTTCGAGTAGGTATAAAGATTCTCAAACGGTGGGGAGAATATAGAACAATGTAAAGAATCTGTCGGTATCTCCCGTATAACTTCCATGCTGTCACCATGATAAATCGCATAATCACGGGTGACTGACTGGTTTAAAACATTCATAAATTCACCTCAAAAAAAAGTATTGACATGTCTTAACGCATATGTTATTATAAATATAGAAAGTAAGTGCGAATACGCATAAATAAGGAGGAACACACAATGCAAAACTATAGAAAATTAGCAGGTCAAATAGTATCAGGCCAACAACCAATTCTCGAAAATTGTATTTGTGACTTTTTGGATAAAGATATCAACGATGTAACCGTTGGCGAAATACTAAACTGGTTAGAAGATAATGATGAATACACGGGACCTTTCACCGTTAAGGAGGTTAGATAATGTTAAACACATACAAAAGAAGTAAATACTACGCTGTTAACATCAGAAGAGGGATTATATATCTGTTAGCTTACAATACCGCTAATGAAGTTAAAAACTTAAACCATGCCGACGTTATACCCGTAACGGGTATAACAATCATGGAAGCAACAACTTTTAACCAAAACTCGCCAGAATTCCCCCACCTCTAAGGTGGTGGGATGAATGGCGGCCTTGTTTTGTATGCTAAAAATAATGGTTGCCGAAGTCTCTATGATGTGGCAAAATATAATCAGTCGCAATAACGAAGGGTTGATTATTATTGAGCAAACTTGATACAAATAGCCACTCAGTCTTCTTACTTACATATCATCTAATTTTGGTAGTAAAATACCGCAGAAAAGTTATAAACGACACAATAGCAAACCGTATCAAAGAAATTGGTGAGTATATTGCACCAAAATATAATATTAGCTTCCTGGAATACAACCATGACAAAGACCATGCACACATATTGTTCAAGGCTCACCCTAATACGGAAATTTCTAAGTATATCAATGCCTTCAAAAGTGCATCATCCAGACTTATTAAAAAAGAGTTTCCGGAAGTTAGAAAGCAGCTATGGAAAGAATATTTTTGGTCGCAAAGTTTTTGTTTATTAACAACAGGTGGTGTACCCATCGAAGTAATTAAGAAGTACATTGAAACCCAGGGTGAAAAGAGGTGAATTATTTGCAAATTGTCTACCGGTTTGAAATACGTCCGACCAAAGAGCAACAGAGAAAAATGTTCCATACACTAAAACTTTGCCGGAAACTCTATAACTGGTCTTTATCTGAGCGTCAGCGTGTGTATAAAGAAACTGGCCAGGGGTTGACATATAATAAACAGCAGAATATGTTGCCGGACTATACTAAAGAACACCCGGAATACAAGCAAGTTCATAGCCAGGTATTACAGGATACTCTGCATCGGCTAGACTTTGCCTATCAGCGGTTTTTTGCCAAAGAAGCGGGATACCCCCGGTTCAAAAACCGTGACCACTATACTTCGTTTACCTATCCTCAAGTGGATGCTGTAAAGAAAACTTTCTCTAAGCCAGCTAAAATCTATCTTTCTAAGATTGGTTTCGTAAAAATGACAACTCACCGGGAATTTGATGCTAGCCAAATATCCAGGGTTAATATAAAGTATCACGGTGGCAAGTGGTATGCTAATTTGACCGCCGAAGTGGAAGTACCCGAAAATCTTACTAACAGTACCAAATCCACTGGAATAGACGTGGGTCTTGAGCATTTTGCTGTACTGTCTGATAGCACAGAGATAGAAACCCCAAAATATTATCGTAAATCCGAAAAGAAGTTAGCCAAACAACAGCGCAGACTTTCTCGCAAAAAGAAAGGTTCTAACAACCGAGGGAAAGCCAAAACTAAAGTGGCTAAACTTCATGCTACGATAACTAATCAACGAAAAGACTTTCTACACAAGACCAGTTTAGACGTGGTTCAAAACCATGACATTATCATCATGGAAGATCTAAAGATCGAGAACATGGTCAAAAACCACCACCTAGCTAAAAGCATCCATGATGCTTCATGGGGTACATTCAGAAACTTTGTGGAGTACAAATGCCGCAGATACGGCAAAATATTTTTCCCTGTCCCTCCACATGGCACTTCCCAGACCTGTCTTTGTGGTGCCAATGTGCCAAAGGATTTGAGTGTCAGAGTACACCGGTGCCCTGCTTGTGGACTGGTTATGCCCAGGGATTTGGTGTCAGCCATATTGATAGAACGCCGTGGCTTAGAAATGCTAGCGGCTTAGATATATACTTGTAGGGCGGGGACCGCCCGAAATCATGCCTGCTGGAGGCCGTGTAAGACCTATTGCTCTTTGTAGCGGCAGGCCGTGGTTGATGAATCAGGAAACGCTCGTTGATGTTCCCATGGAAGCCCCCGCTTCTTAGTGGAACGTAAGCGGGGGTAGTTCACTGGTTACAGCGTCGAGAATATATTTACAAGGTAGGTGAAACGACATAAACATTCTTGATAAAATTATGGGCGTCAATGAAGCTGCCCTGCTCTGGTCCTTAAAACCCGGTTATATTAAAAACTTATGCGCTGCCGGTAAAGTCTTGGCGCGTAAAATTGATAACCGCTGGATAATAGATAAGGACCAACCAAACCCTTCACAAAAGACTGCTAATTAAGCAGTCTTTTGTGTTGTTAACCAATCCGGTAGTACCATAGGCACCTGCGGATCATAAACTGTCGTATCTCTCAAAGTAGCTTGTATGTTCTCTTTCGTTATCTCCTGTGTTGCCGCTATCATCCCTGACAGCATGGAATTAAATTCTTCTTCCTTGCGCTTGATGTTATCAACTACCGCGCCCTCTGTCGATGCGGTAACCACGTACACATTAACTTTCTCAGTCTGTCCAAACCTCCAGCACCGGCGCACTGCTTGGAAATACTGTTCAAAACTATCAGACAGTCCGACAAATATCATATTGTGACAGTGCTGCCAGTTCATACCCCAACCAAAAACAGATGGTTTAGATACCATAATAGGTATCTTTCCGCTAACCCATTTGTGCATGTAATCAATTCTTTTATCGCTTGGAGTTGTTCCGCGCACAGATACACACAAACTACCAAGCGCCTTTTCAAGAGCGTCTTGCTCCGAATTAAGATTGCACCATATTAACAAGCTGTCCAATAATATCCCCCTTTAGGTATACCAAAGCGTTATAAAGATAAATTTCGTTATCTTTAAATTTTCCTATGCCCATGTTGCAGTTCATGCATAAAATACCTCTAACTTTACCTGTATCGTGGCAGTGATCCACCACAGGGAAAAAATTAGTATCCGATGTATCACTGTACCCGCATACGGCGCATTTACCGTTTTGTTTTTCTAGCATATCGTTAAATTGTTCGAGGGTAATGCCGTATTTAGATAATCTCTGATTTCTTCGCTTACTAGGGTTATTATGTTGCCAGTTTTTTACCTTTTCTTTTACTTGTTTTCTAAACTCGTTATTACTTGCGTATTCTTCTCTGCGTCTGGTGTTATAAATTCCTTTCTGCTCAGGAGTTCTTATGAATTTAGATCTATTATTTTTAGAATATTCTGCCATGTAAGTTTTACGTTTTTGTTTCTTAGACTCACTATTGGCGGTATTCTTTATACTGTGACATTTTTTACAGTCCCCTCTAACCCCATCTTTGCAGCCTGCGGCCTTCGTAAATTCAGATAATGCTTTTAACTCACCGCAAGTTTTACACTTCTTTATAATAAATCACACTCCGCATTTAATATCCGGTTAACTATTTCTGCAGCTGCAACAACCCTCAGATCAATACTTTCCTTCCGGGCCTTCCTGCGCTCCGTCATAGTCCTTGCTTCAGGCCCGTCCATTTCTACAACAACAGGAATGATATTCAGCTCAGGCAGTTCATACTCCGTACCGTCATACCCCAAATCTTTAGGGTTCTGCAACATAACCGCCCAAATAGCAACCCATGTCCAAAAACTCTCCTTGACATGGCCCTTTAGCCGCCATTTCGATGTATCACCACCATCATGGACAAACCACATGGCCAGCATTTCCGCTCGCGTCATCACACCTAAAAATTCTGCATGATTGCATAACTCCATAATATCGTTGGGTGCAGGTGTAGCTGTACAAGCTAATTTGTAAGGCGTATTTCGGAACGTCTCGATAATCTGAGTTCTTACTTTTCCTGTAAAAGATTTTAAAATACTGCTTTCATCCAATACGATACCTTCGAATTTATCGGGATTAAACTTACCCAACATTTCGTAGTTAGTTATATTAATACCAGGCTTTACATCTTCTTGGCACCGGCAGTAGTTTACTTTTATACCGAATTTCTCACCTTCTCTAACAGTTTGCTGAGCCACCGCCAAAGGTGCCGCTATCAGCACATCACCGAAGGTGTAATCACAAACTTTATCCGCCCATTCAAGTTGCATAAAAGTCTTGCCTAATCCTGTCCCGGCAAATATAGCTGCCCTGCCCTTCTGCAGCGCCCATCTGGCGATATCAGCTTGAAATAATTTAGCGCCTGGGTTAAGTTCTTCTTCACTGATTTTAAATCCGCAACTTTGTACTGCTGTTTTCTTGCTCTCCAAAAATTCCTGATAATCCAACCCATCACCCCAGCATGTCATCGATCTCTTTTTGTACCATGTCATGTATTCGTAACAACTGTAAAGCTTTGTTTACCGTCCATTCGTCGGCTGGCAAGTAAAATCCTGATGAACCATCAAAGTCCTTAAATACTTCGTGGTAGGGTAAACTTTTAGCTATCTTGGGATAGGCCTTTTGCAAGTCAACTAAATCCCTTGCCCACTTATCCCAAGTATGGTCAGCAATTATAGACGTTCCGAGTTTGTAATAAATATAAGAGTGTATTAATATCTGCCTACGTCTACGGTTTATAAGTGCTGCTATCATCCGAGCATATCGTCATCAGTTTCAGTCAATTCAACCGGTTCCTGGTTCAGCTTCTTGATGCACTCCTGGAAATCCAGTTTTAAAATGTCTTTGCGAATCTCGGCCAAGTAATCAAGTATCTCCCTGGCGCCTTTCAGATCGGATGTCCTTAAACCTAAATTAATCAGGTGCTTAAAAATAGTTTCGTCGAATTGGGAGTAGTAACCGGCGTTAACCCAGTATTCGTCCCCGATGTTCTCTCCTTCAGTTTTGACTCTGCGCTGCTCAATAACATAATTCAAACGATCCGATGTGATTTTTAAATTTTCACCTACTAATAAGTCCAATTATTTCACCCTCAGTACAAATTTATAATTGGTAAACTACCGGCCAAACTCCGATAGACATTAACTTCATGCAAAACTGTATAACCCTTACTCTCGCCTTTTTCATACCTGATCGTTAAATCGTAATCCCCAATATAGGCCCTTATAGTTCGATGTTTAGCTAAACTTCTATATAGCTTCGACAATAAATCGTAATCAAGCAGGATAGTCTCGCCCAAGCACTCTATAGTAACAGGCGATCCAGTTATTAATAACTCCTGCAAGTTATTCCGTTCGCGTTCCAACATTCTTAATTCTGATGCCATACCTGGATTTTTACGTGCCTTCTGAATTAGCTTTGTAAGCTCCTTGGATTGTTCCCTTATTGGTTTGTTAGCTAATTCCTTAACCTGCTTAATTTTAGCTTTATCCTCAATAGTGAGCGGTCTAACATACATGGCCAATCATCCTAACATCTCTTCAATTTCTATTCTAACTATCTGACTAAATATCCAATCAGCTATATTCATCACCAACGAGTTGCCAATCGACTTATACCGTGCAGTGTCACTTGCGCCGGGAATATTGGTCCAACCGTCGGGCATCGACATTAAACGCTCGCACTCTATCGGCATTAGTCGCCTCACCATGTAATTTTGAGTGACTAAGGTTTCACTACCTCCCCCACAGTCACCATGAAATGATCTTAGTGTCGCCGCCCCACCTTCTAAATAAACACCGTGACCGACTAATGGGAAACTGTGAGCGACAGCATGATCTGCCCGACAATCCAGTGTATAGCATGGGCCGTCTGACACGCCTAAACCGTTTTGTTTCTTATCACCGCTCATCGTTGCCGATTGGATAACAAAAACTAAATCAGTCTCATTCCCCTGCCCCGCTGGTCTGTTTGTCCCTGCACCACTGGCGCAAATCGTTCCAGCTACTTTGGGATGCAATACACATTGTGTCGCTCGATCAGTATCAATCGCCCCGGTAACTTGTCCATAAACAGGGTCTTGTCTGCCGTTAAAGGCTATTGGTTGACAGACAAGACTATAGTGTTTATCTCCTGCCGGTCCCCCTGTACCCTTCGCCCATTTACTACTCACAGTTCCCGCTATACCTTCGGAAGTGCAGTTAATCCTGCTTGTTGTTTCAACGCCATTTCTAACCCTTCCGGCAGGTTCTTCCCTCGCTTCTCTGCTCTGCGTAAAATTCCAAGGCAGGCCTTCGCACTCAAAAAGTATTTCTGGGGCACGTTGACCTCTAAAATCTGTGACAAGAAAGATTCTCTTACGACGCTGGGGGACTCCCCAGTATTGCGCATCAAGTGTTCTCCAAGCAACACTATACCCATTCCCTCTGACCATTCCCGCGTTTGCCCACTTTCCAGACTTAGGCATTGGAATTTCGGACGCTGTGATTTCTTCAAGGACTGTCCTAAAATCCTGTCCTGAGTTACTACTAAATGCTCCGGGCACGTTCTCCCATATCGCGTATCTTGGGTATTCTCCATTTGTCGCCCCCTGCATTTCTCTGATTATTCGTATCGCCTGACTAAACAATCCCGACCGTTCTCCTGCCATCCCTTCACGCTTGCCTGCTACACTCAAATCCTGGCATGGACTACCGAAGGTGATTATATCCACAGGTTCAATTTCTGCCCCGTTAATCAGGCAAATGTCACCTAAATGCTTCATGTCGGGAAAATGATATTGACTAACCTTTAGCGGAAAAACCTCTATCTCACTCGCCCAAGCTGCTTTAATTCCGTTTCTCTTTGCCGCTAAAGGGAACACTGCTACCCCATCAAATAATGATCCAAGTTTTATATCAATCATCCTTCTTATAATAAAATCCACTAAAGCCGTCTGCCGGTACAGGTAACCCCGGCGCCCAGGAGATAGGTTGTCCCATTATCTCGTTAAGCTCTTCCAAGCTGCCCTGCCCGATAGGTACATCGCATACTATTTCATCATGGACGTGGCTAACAATTCTGTAACCTGCAGCATCTACACGAATAAGTGCTTCAGCAAGGCAGTCCCTCGCTACCGCTTGCACCAAATTTTCAACTAATTTCCCAGAATATGTATCAATCTTAGTCCACACTTTCTTGACTTGATCCATACCCCAGTAAGTTAATTTCGGTCTATTAAACCTTGCATCATTCTCCACAGCGGCTTTGTAATACGCCAATCTCCGGCCCGAAGGTAACTTGATAAACAAAATACCTGACTCAAAGCTAAAAACTAAACCATACTGCAACTGCACTATTTTCTTATCCTTGACGGCACTTATGGCCGCTTTTTCAACATCTTTCCACAGTCGCGTTATTGCCGGATTAGCTGCCCGCCACGTACTGACTAGCCCTGGCAGCTCTTTCTCAGTCAGTCCTTGCTTAAGTGCTCCCATAGTCACCAAAGCACCAACACCACCGGCATAGCCCAAGGCCAACTCACTTATTTTCCCTTTTTGTCTGAGTGGATTAGCTTTGGTAATAGACTCCAACGGCACTTTGAACATTTGACTAGCAGATGCCTCGTATATTTTCCCGTGAGTACGGAAAACCTCCATACGCCACTGCTCATTAGCTAACCAAGCTATCACCCTGGCCTCAATCGCGCTGAAGTCTGATACAAGAAATATACAACCGTCAGACGGGATGAAAGCAGTTCTAATCAATTGACTAAGAACATTTGGCACACTATCAAAAAGCATTTCTAAAGTTTCAAAGTCGCCACTCCTGACAATCTGCCTGGCCATGTCCAAGTCTTTCATACTATTTTTGGGTAAATTTTGAAATTGAACAATTCTCCCAGCCCATCTCCAAGTTCTGTTAGCTCCGCAAAACTGAAACAAACCCCTTACCCGTCCATCGTCCCGAACAGCCCGTACCATGGCGTCGTATTTCTTGACGCTTGTTTTGGCCATTTCTTGCCTTAATTCAAGCATCTTTTTAACAGTTTCGTTCTTAGTAGTTTTGATTAACTCTGTAACAGTCTCTTTATTAAGACTGTCAACCGTGATCCACTCATGACCAAATATCCAATCCTTAAGCTGTGATACACTATTCGGATTTTGTAGGCCCGTCAGCTTTTTAGCTTCTTCCGTTTTCCGTTGTTGGAATTCCAAGTCACAAGCGATAGCGTTAGTAACAAGCTGCTGATCAATCCTGATTCCCGTATCGTTAATCTTTTGGTCAAGGCACCACAATTTATGTTCTGCAGCAGGGACGGGATACTTTTCAAGCCTTTTTCTTATATCCCGTTCAACAACAACGTCCTGCCGGCAGTATTCCTTAAACTGTTCCCACTTCTCAGGTGCATGTTCTGGCAGGTTTCTTGTCCTAAACCCGTTAGCTTTGGTTGGCTTGCATGGTTGGCAGAAGTACCTAATTAGCGCCTTACCCGAAGTGTCTTTTTGCTGCTCCATGTTTAAAACCTTTGCAACCGCATCCAATGTGCCCGGTAGTCCTAAAGTCAAGGCATGGACTGCAGTACATTTCCATTGATCAATCGGATGTTTTATACTGAAGTGTTTATTTAGGCATAAGCGTTCAAAATTAGCGTTATAAGCGGTTTTTGTTATCTCTTCACCGGTTAGAAGAATCTGTATAACAAGTGGTATTTCTTCACCGTTTGCTAAATCTACAACATGAACTGGCCCGTCTTCAATCGCATACCCGAAAAGTAATATTTCAAAATCCGGCGACGCTACATATTTGTAAGCACCGCAGGTTTTTATATCGACACTGGAAAAGGTTTCTAAATCTATACTGAGGACTGTCATTTAACCACACTCATTTTCAAGTTCTTCGATCATTTTTTCTATGGTAGGCTTCATTTTGTCGTACATTTCCCCACCTTTTTCTCCAGTAGGTATAAAAAAGCTAACTGCTAAAGCTCTAAGTTCTCCGATGCACTTCTGCAGTTGCATCTGCTGGATCATATAACTAACATCCATCTAATCACCCACTGACTTTTCGATTAGCTTTTTAGCTCTATATAAACCATAATCCATGTCGCGGTCTTTGTGAGGATTTTCAATCTCATGGTCAATCAAATCCAATATGCGCTCCCGCTCATTTTGCGCGCCATCGGTGAAGCTGTAACCGTCCAACAATCTAAACCGTTTAACAACCTCACCACTGGGTAACTCTTTATTACCTGTAAATTCGTCAAAATCCCTATCAAATATTTCTTTGTCGGATAACCGCATATACTTAACTGTATGCGTGTAGTTGTCAACGTTTAAAACTAAATAAATGCCACCTTTAAAATGCTGAAATACTTTACCGGCAAGTTTATCAGTGTCGATAATTTTTACCTCTTTAGTACAGTTTGCAGGCGTACAAGGGTAGTGTGAAAAACCATTTTTACAAACATACGCCCCTGCTCTGATAACCCTCGAATCACACCCATCACCAAACAAATTTATCACCTACCCCAACATATCATCGATTTCCCGTGCCTGTCTGTCACGCTCAACAAGTGCTTTGTATCTCTCTACATCAACTTTCTGAACAATCCAATCTCTCGCTTTAGTAGAAGTTTCAACATGCCCGACAACCCTACCGATGCCAAAGCCTCTGACAGTGTGACAAACAACATCCTCCCCGACATTTAGATCCAAGTCGGTGAAGAAGTCATATCTTACTTCGTTGTTACCCGCAAAGGTGACCTGGACTATTTTCTTAACAATTTCTTTTTCAAGCGGGCAACTTTCCGGACAACATACGTAAAACTTGGAATCTCTTTTACAAGCAAAAGCATCGTTGAGCATTGTTTGTGAAGCACAATCTTTACCGAAAAACCAATCCCCCAAATCATCAACCTCCAAACTATCCGCTAATTTAGCTAAAACATCACCGTGACAGAGTTTAGGTTTACACCAGCATCCAAGCGTCTTCCCTCTTAGTTCATGCAAGTCAGCCAGCAAATCCGGCCTTGACAAGATGTATTTTTCGTACTTGTCAATAACTGCTTGCCGCGATCCGTCCTTGCCGATAAAGAAAGGATTACCCCACTTGGATGGCCTGCCGATGTAAACATCAAACTTTCGCTTTTTGCAGTGAACTACTTTAGTTTTTAATCCTCCCATAAATCGGTAACATTGATCGGTTTAGCGTTACTCCAAGTTTCTGGTAGGATAATGCACTCACCATAAAATTCTTGGTACTGACCGCACATATCCAAAAAATCACCGTCTTGATTTAAGACTTTAGCTTCTGTTTTTGCTGTATAATTAGCGTATTCAGCTAATTTTAATATCTGTCGCTTAAAATGTTCTTGATAGTCACCTACGAGCACAACTTCTTGGATACTCTGAGCGCTGCTCTCATAATCTCTATATTCATAGGTACCTACTTCCTCAGTAACGTAGGCAAAGAATAAAACAAACTTAGCGTCTTTATGCTCGTATGCATAGTCAAATTCTTCCTTAGTGCCCCCACCTTCGATACAATCGCGTACACCATCATCGTTGCAATACAGATCTTCAACATCAAGCAATTTACCTTCTTTATCTGTAATCAGGACTGCATAACCGTCTACAACCGGTTTAACTTGTAGTTTCCTGTGAGCTTTAACAAGATGGTGACATTTAAAGGTGCATTCTTCACAAGGTATTTTGCAGATATCGGCTTCCAAACCGTTCAAATCCTTTCAACACAGGCAGGTAACAAAACTGCTACCCGCCTGATAATTAACTAATTAGCTTATAATCCCATATCGTCGGTATCAACTTCGGCTTCGATACCATCAAAGTCTGCCACTGATCCGCCACCGGCCAAGCGTTCACCGTCTGCCCACTTCATCACGCCTTGCAATCCTAACGCCACGCCTTTGTTACCCTTGGCGTCAAAAGCAAAAGCGTTAAAGCTGCCATATACGTAACAACCTGCGTAAATAACATCCCCGAATTTGTCTTCATCAAGCTTATTCTTGGCCCTGTCCAGAACAATAGGTTTGTTATTGCTGTTAGCGTTGAAGAACATGTGGCCCGCATATTCCGGCGCATCTTTCTCTGTATCCCCATCGCGCAAAGGCATTTTCAGATTAGGCGGGACTTTGTTCTTCCACTTATCCGCTACGCCTGCTGTCTTTGCGGCCTCCACAGCGGCGTTGATAGCTGCAATTGTCTTAGTGTCCGACTTAGGCACCAAGAAAGCAGCACCATACTTCAAAACGCCCTGGTCATTTTCCTCAGGCACGAACAGTTTCGGGTAACTCAGTCTTAACGGGCCAATAACGATTTTAGTGTCTTTTTTATCTGTTGCCATATATTTTTTAGTCTCCTTTTTATCCTCAATTTCGTCTTCTAATATTCCAAGCGGGCACGGTTCATCAGGTGCCAAATCGTCCGGGCATGTGTAACCATATATAGGTACACCTTTACAACCTTCTGGACATTTCCAATCTCCGTACGCCATCAATCCAACCCGTCAAAATCAGACTTTGCAGAATCCATTGATTGTATCTCCGGCCTTCTGTCACTTTCCGGCACCAAAGTAGGTTTGCCTGCAGGTTTAATAATAAATTCACCCAGCAAAGCGCTAAAGTTCTTTTTACCGATTTCTTTTTCCAAGTCACCTATGCCTAAAAGCTCTTTAGGTTTATACACCTGTTTGTACTTATACTTAGCTTTTATAAGCAGCATTGCGGCAGCGTCTTTATCAGTTATTTTGCGGTTACTCCTACCCTCAACAAGCTTCCACCCTGGCCACTTGACATCATGATTCACAGCTTGATCCAGAGCATATGACTGGATATGACCTGCCCAGCTTGTCAGTTCTTCTAACCTGCCCAAAATATCCGCTATCTCCGATTCATCTAGCAGCGCCGGAGTTTTAAAGTCGTATTTAGTTAACTCCAGATTGTACTCTGCCCTTGCCCTGCAGGTATTACGTGCCTTGCAAAACTGGCAGTGCTTACCTGCGCAAAATTCACCCTCACCAGAATCGGCCATTTTAGCTTTAGGCACTACTTCGGCATCTGCCCAAGCAAGTAGATCTGCTACAGACATTTCTTCAGTCGATACGCTGTCCAGGCGCGGTTGCATAATGGTCATGCGAATGGTAGCAAACTCATACAACATTTCGTAAGCACTGATAGCTCCCAGCCCGTATAAACGCATCTGTGGGTTACCTTCTGCTGATACCGGCACCCCTTTTCCATACTTCAAGTCGATTACTTCTAATACCCCATCGGCTACCAGTACAACGTCACCGGTGCCAAACCCACCAGGCACCCACGGAGAGAAATCAAGTTTCTGCTCCAACAGTACCAGCGTATCAGGACAATCCTTTTTCAGCGCCATGTATTTTTCGGTAACCTGAGTGGTGTATAACCCTACTGACTCTTCCATTTCAGCGTTGTAAAAAGCGTTCGCGTGTAGGTCTGCAAGTTTCTTTTTAAACGCTGCTGGTTTAATATTACCCACTAGCTGCTTACTCAGTATCAAGTCAGCCAGTTTGTGTGCATGTGTACCTTCTTCAGCGTAGTTGCTGCTCTCCCTGGGAAAGTTCTGTTCAAGCATTGCGGAAGGAGTACATTTCATCCAGCGACTGGCCCCCGAAGGGGAAAGCTTTGCATGATCTCCCAACTATATCGCCTCAGCTTTCGCCTGCATTTCAGTGGTGAATTTATCAGCGGGAATGTCGGTTAACTTCTTGACATCGTAAGAGGCAAGGAAAGCAGCCACTTTATCCTTTTTGCCGGCTTCGACTTTCCCTTTGAGAATGCCGCGTATTACCTCAAGCTCAACTTTTTGCACTTCCTCTTTCGGCGGTTCCTCGGTAGCTGGTTTACTATCAGCTTCGTCGGTATCCTGAGCAGGATTGCCATTCGTTGTTTCGGTTGTTTCCGGCTTATCGGTAACAGCGGGAGGTTCTACCCGTGTAGCATCATCATTCCTGTCAGTTGTCGGCAAATCAACGGTTTCAGCGTTATGGGTAACAGGTTCGCCAGCGGCAGCTGTATCGGCAAGTTTAAAAGTAAAATTGGATTTATCGGTAGTGGTATCAGCAACAAATCCAGTAGTCTTGCTCATAGCTAAGGATGCAGCAAGATTATTAAGCGAAGCGCACAATTCCGGTGCATTTATAGTCACATTTAAATTAATATCCAAAATGTAAAACCTCCGTTATAATTAATGTGGGATAATTTTTTGTTGGCGCCTCTAACCGCGACAACGGACTGAGGCGCAATTTTTAATTTCTGTATGTTTATAAGAGTGGGTAAGGTAAATCATTAGCGACTACATAAGCTTTGCACCTCCTTAATTTAGTTAATATTTAAACCTGCCGGGCTTCCACCGAATCGTGACGAGTTTGCCCTCTGCGGTCCGAGGTCGAGCAATGTTACAGGTTGCCATCGTCTTCGCAGGTTCAAAGCTAATTATTTATCTAACAGAGCAATCAAACCATGTTCATGCTTAAGGATGATTTCAGCGTTCAACCCATGCACACCGACACTTTCAAGGATGTAACCGGCACTATGGCACCCGCGCATAACGGTTTTAGTGCTATTGGCAACATAACCGACTTTCTTATCATGGAAAAGCGCCTTTACAGCTTCTTTGTCAAATTGATTCTCCGGTTCTTTAACTAACTTTACTTTGTCGCCAATCTCCAAAAAATTAGGATTAATGGCATAATCAACACCTACAATACTGACTAATCTCATGCTGTTTTACCTACCTTTGTTAACTATTCAGTTACAACGACACTGCCCAGGCTAATCAGGTCAGCAAGCTTGTCCTCGAAATACGCCTTGATATTCGCCCTGGCAGCCATTTTCCAAGCTCCACCGTCAGCTTCAAAAATAGCTGCTTTTGGCCCGTTCTGCAGTCTCAGTAAAAACTCACTTTCAGGCTGTTCGACTTCAACGAAAGTTCTGTAAGGTGCTAACAGTTGAATCGGATTGACTGGCACTTTGCTAACAGTAGCTATACCTGTCTTAGCAGTAACTGTCTGACTGATACCATCATCTGCACTGGTTTTTACTGCTTCCTCCGTGATATTACCCAACAAGGTTACAAGTGCATCCCGGTTATCAGACTGAACGAAAGTTGATTTTAACCCGATGACCATTTTTTCTAAATCTTGATACTGCTCGAACATCTGCTGTGGTAACTCTGCCACAGCTTTGTAAATATGGAACCGTCCCAGGTCTCCCCTTAGTACGCTGTACACATCAACTACAGTCGGATCTGCTACATGTATAATTAGATCGTCTAATCTGTTATGGTTATGTTCTTTGTTGATGAGTTCTACCAGACTAACAAGCGTTTGAGTGGTGAAAACTTTAGGCGCAGGTTCACTTTTGCGATAAAGTTGCTTGGTCTGGTACGATACACCATTCAAAAGTACCTGCTCCATCGGTGCCAGTTGTAAAATCTTTTCAATTGCATCAGCGGTTAAACTCAAATTATTTCACTCCTTCTTCAATTTTTATAAACTCTTGCCTGACGTTAACATCAACACAAGGCGAATGATTAACTACTTTCATTTCCTTATCACAGTGCGGGCAGGTTTCGGTTAATAAACATTTAACTGTTACGCCGTCCTGTTTTTCATCCTCCGTGAGAATAACCATGCTGTTAAAATGCTCGACGCAGTACGGACAAACAGCGTCAACATGGGTAACAATCTCAGGTGCTTCGTTATCGTCTTCCTCGGCGGTCACTAAATCGATGCCCTGCCGATAACAGTGTAAATAGTCGCTTAAAGCGGCAATAATTAGATTTTTTAAAGCCTTTTCCTGCCTTCTCGGTAACCCTAACAATAGAACGATGTCTCTCAGCTGCGCATTCAAACTGTCGCAAATTATATCTTTAGCTAAAGCATAAACATAATCCGCCTGCTCAGTGGTGAGTATTTCTGGTACATCGTCAACCCCTTCAAATTTAGACACTAATTCACACTCCTTAACTGATAAACTTCTGCTGTGCTACTGTCTGGATTGTCCTTGACATACTCCACAGCTACAGCGTTACCTTTACGGTCAGTGTCCAGGTTTAACCTTGTCAGAATCGGTTTAACCGGTGCCAGAGTAGCTTTTGCCTGCCCTGAACATGCTACCGATTCCCTGTTTTCGTCTACAACAAATTCCAGCGTAACAGTTAACTTCCTCTTGGTTTTAAAATCCGTATTCGGATCAGCTAAGTTGTTCAGCACCTTGCCCAGTTCGTTCGTGATTTGTTCCTGGATAGCCCCTTTGGCAAGCTCAAGAACATTGATAGTGGTTGGCATTTAGATAGTTCCCTCCTTTACCTTTTCTGCAATCGCATAACCCATAATCCCGTATTCGACTAACCAATCGTCTAGCAGGTCCTTATCTCTCCAATCCATCGAACTAATTTTCATAACGCCAAGCTTTTTAATCTTTTCCTCAGTCGCGGTAAGCTCGGCAAACAGGATTTTAACAGATGGTCTTTTATCCTTGTCAATTCCTTCGTGCCACCAGTCCTTACCTCTTATACCCTGCAGCGACTTTTCCAAGTCAGCTTTTGCGCCTTCCAGCATATTATTTAATTGGATTAAAGCTGATAAAGTTATCTTAATCACCTCCTTAATTTGATATTTTTCGGTATTTCACTAACCCACTAATTCATTTTTAAATCTTAGTTCTAAGGAGTCTAAGCTGTGGTCATACCTAAAGCTGTTGAAAGATCTAGCATCCATGTCCTTAAGCTCTGCCCACAGTTCGGGATAAAAGAAGTAAAGACTTCTAAGCTCTTTAATCCCTTGGAACGGGCAGCACCAACAGCTTACACGGTCAAAATGTTCATATAACCCATCCCAATCAAAACCTTTTTCGTAGCAGTACCTGAGCGCCGCTGCTTCGGTAACTTTCCAGTCGTACAAAGGTATCAGTTGGTTTTTAAGCAACCCCCCCCGTACCCGTTTAGGTTCGTCGAACGCGTAACCTATATACTCCACAAAATCATCATCGTATTTACATTTAAGGTACTTATTAACCGGTGCCTGTTTCATGCGATCTGTACACCATCGGGATTTTAGTAACGGCCAACCATAACCGATACTGCCTTTACTTTTACCTTTAGTTTTAACATGGTCAAACATCCAATAGTCAAAAGACTTATCTGCCCTGATAACTGTAATCGGCATTCTGATATACTGTTCAACTTTTTCGATATGTGGATACATGGCAGGGAATTCCTTCCCCGTATCACAAAAGATAATTTCGTCAATCTGTATACCCTTTTCTTTCATCATAAGCAAAAGCGCGGTACTGTCCTTACCACCAGAAAAGCTAACGATATTAACTGGCATACTTACGATTCCGCTGTTTCGACTTCCGGGCCATTTTACGCTTTGCCTTTTTGTGCTCGGACAAGCTAACTACTCTTTTACCATCTTTCGTCCTTGGGTGCTTATGCAACGGTTTGATAAACTTTTTTACTGCTGTTTTATCCGGTTCGGTAGCTAAATCAACACCAAACGCCCTATGAGCACCTACATAAGCAATACTTCTTCTGAATGTTTCAGCTTCCAATTCTACACCTCCAGCATTTTGTTTCCCTGCAATACGGCATGTAGCATCCTAACAAGCGGTTGTTTCCGTCTTGCCCTCGCTACTCCGTCCCTGTAACCCTTTTTGTACTGCTCTTTGTCTGTCGGATTGTCTGGTAAGCATCTTGCCTGCCCCAGGAATCCAGCATTAAATCCTACCTGATAAAAACCCCACCTTTCCACATAAAACCCCTCCTATTTGAAGAATACCCACCAAGCGAAACAAAAACCTCCTATTACAACTATACTTTGGAGTAAGTTGCTTAAATTAGAGCCGATCTCTAACATCCCAAATCACCTCCTAGGTGTATTGATAAGGGCATTTCCCCTCTGGTGCTTCCAGGTTAAAAGGTTCAATATCATAATTTATAATCCTAAAGCAAACAGTGCCACGTTTACCGCGCCTTTAACAGTAACTTGATTACCTCTGACTGTAACACCACTACCAAGATGTTTAGTCCGGTTGTTACTTTTACGGCAACTGGTTTTACAGTAGGTGTGTCGGTTGTTACGCGGTACAAACATATCCCCACAAACAGGACACTTTTTTGTTACCAAAGTATTGCCCATAAAACCCCTCCTAATTTATAACCCTACACTCGTAAAACACTAAGTAATGTTCATCATCTGGCAGATTAAGATAATTGACGTTTTGTGCAAATGACCATTCAAGGTATATGTGCTTGTCCATTTCAATAAAACCTTTCATCTTAGCGAAAACCTGCTTAGCATAACCTAAAAGTCTTATGAACCCATCAGTAGGGACGTTACAGTTATAAAAGTAACCCCGAGCATACATAATCCTAAAGTCTGGTCTATCCTCTGTAACAAGCTTCCACAAGTCGCCATAAACGCCCTCGATAACTATATGTTTTTCTGAAATGTCTATTACTCCGCTGGTTAAAGCCTTAAAGTACGGGTAGTAGATAACTTTCAAACCTTGCTTACTAAACTCTAAGTATTTTTGCTTTGCTACCTCAGCAGTAACCCCTACTGCCCTGGGTAGGTTATAATCGTCGCCCACTTCAACCGCTGTTCTGACAGTCCACAACAAGCCTTTGCTCAACTCTGTATCAGCGGTCATAAATTTCCAAGGTGCCGCAGGTATACCTAATTCACGCAAAGTTTTAAATCCTTGCAGTTTGTTCATATCTCACCTCTTAGGTGTATTGATAAGGACATTTTCCAAACGGCGCGTTCAAGTCCAGCGGTTCAATATCGTATTGGATAAACATCTTTTTCAGTCGGCATGTATCTGCATCCTCGCTTGTCAATTTACACATTCGGCAGATAACCAAAGCATGATCCACGATATCCAAAAAATCATCTGTGCTAACCGGTGTAACGCTATCAATCTTTTTCGCTTCTTCAAACTCCCGTATAGCTTCACGTTTGTACTTCGTGACAACTGACATTTTAGGTATTTCTTCAAGCAGCTTGTCCTTCTCGTCGTTATCCAACGGTAACATGATTAACGCCAGTGCCTTGTCAGCATACGTTTTAGATGTTCGCAAAAACTTCACCAGGTCCTTAGACCTTCCAAGTTTAGCGCTCTCTTCTGCCCGTTCTGACATAAATCCTATAAACGCCGCCAAGGTTAACGTCTGGTTCTTTTCATCCCTGTTTAGATATCGTTTACCCATGCTTTGCCTCGTGATACTGGAATTCGCAGTGCCTACAGTCATAAGCTATAACTGGATTTTCTACACACATAACACCTGCAGCAGTTTGTCTGCCACTTATGCAAGTACCGCATTTTTCCTGTATTTTGACCTTTGTTTTTCTAACAAACTTTTGCCACGCGCTCTCAGAGTCTGCCAAATTCAGCACCTCCTAGAATTCGAGTATCTTACCCCAGCTTGATAGGTTATTAGCTTTACAAATCTTCTCTATAGCAGGACTGCACGTTTTAGAGTTATTTAAATAGCAATTCGAGCAGCTTTTATCAGGCTTAGGTGCCCACATACGTAAACCTTCTGCGTCAGCAGATGCATCATCATTAATTTCGGCATCATCAGCACCGCGAGTGAGACAAGTGATACAAGGTTCTTTTCTATCGTCTTTATACTCATGCTCGCAATTTGAGCAGCTTTTAGCTTCAAATTCAGTTGCTGGCACTGGTATTACATCAGGTTCCAACTTACCTCGGGCAATTTGTAGCTTGTCCAATTCAATACCAGCTAGAATGTGGCCATAATCAACTGCTTTTTTAACATCTTCAAGATTACCTGTATTTTTAAAACGGGCAGCATATTTGATTATGTTAGCTATGCAAAAATCTATTCCTAAACCTTTGCTAATAATCAGGTCAATCGGTTCAACACCGCCATCTTTATAGTGCTGTGATCCCTCTGTCTCACAAAAATCCTTGCCTAACTTTCTAATCTCTCGTATACCCAATCAATTACCCTCCCTAATTTCCGCGTAGTGTTCTGCCGGAAAACTTCTGTCGTAACACACATCAGCGAACAAAGCAGGCAAGCACTCCTGGAATTTTAGCAAAAGCGGTATAGCGATTTGTCTCATTTGCGGATGCGCCTTTGCTGAGCATCTTAACTTGAAAAAGTGCCGCCATTCCCTCATGTTGAATGTTACCACTATCTCGGTTTTTAAACTGTTTGGCAGTACCGACCTTGCCTCTTGCGGTGTACCTGCTGGCAATCCTATAAGCTTAAGGTACCTGTATTCAGCTTCCTCGCATGCTCTTTTCCAGTCTTCTTTGCTTATAACTCTTTCACCCGTATAAAAGTAAGGTTCGATTACTGTTATCTCCTGCCCAAACTTTTCCTTGCCGTAGTTGCAATAACGGGTAGACTCTTGACTATAACTGCCTATCCTGTGCCGGACGATTTCATGTGTTACGCCCCGGTCGCATACGATAACGACAGTAGCCTTTTCATGCTCGATAACAGACTCATGCCCCGATTTAATGATTCCAACAACAAACTTTTCAGCACTATCAGCGGTAATCAAGTCCTCAGATTTGTAGCAAATACGACCGTATCGCTCGATAGCTTGTACCTTCTTCGGGTCTAACTCCCCTACCGGAATAACTGCGAAAGGTTTAATAATTTTCAACTTTCGTAATACCCCCTAATATAATTTTTTTGTATCATGTCCACTTTACCTTCCTCTGTACTAACTCCCGCCTGTTCTTCTCTCATGCGCTGGAGCGTCTCAACACTCTGGCCAATATCATGTAGCTCAATGTCCATGTCGCCGAGCTTCCCAGCGTTGTAGGCCTGTATAGCTTCGACAACCTCTGACCGGATATGCTCTAGCTGCTGTTCCACTGTGTTGGTATCGGCAAATTTGATCCTGGGATATTTATATATCATCTGCATCCCGCTTTCTTAATCATCCAACGAGTTAACCTTTTCCACAGACTGCTACTGGCCATACAATAGACCTGTGCGCGTAGTGCGCGTAGTTCGTCTGACTGGTTTTCTAACTTTTCGGCGGTTTTGTATAAACAGTTTATCTTACGCCCATAGACTCGGGTTACATCTTTAAACGTATCTAGGTTATGCTTCAAGCTGTTCAAATCAAATACCGTTTCTTCCCTCAGATCCTGGGTATCGACTTTTGCCGATATAAGGTATTTGTGCAGACTGACAGCTTGTTTTTCGCTCTGCTTATGGACGTCTTCGATTCTCTCAGACAGGGCAGCTATGCTCTTTTCCAAATCGGAAATAGTCTTTTTAGCTTGTCTTAGTTCCCCCTCTGTCTTTTGTACTCTCGTTTTTCTTCGCTTCATACCTTGCCCTCCTAACCTTCCTCGCACATGCCTTACATCTTATCTGTGTGCCGGATGCCGGATGTCGGTTTTACCCATCTGCTACAATCGGAACACTGGATAACCGCGTAATCCTTAATAGGCTTTTGCCTACCTGCCCGCTTCTCGTATTTGATAGGAGCGTTAACCGCTTGCAAATCATCAGGTTCGTACCTTTTACAAATATTTTTTTACAGTCATGGTAGCCAGTCCATACAGCACAGAAACGTCCTCCACACTTAAACCATTTCTGACCATCTCGGCTATTTTCTTATCCCTTGTCTCTCCCATCAGCATCACCAGTGCTTATTCAGATTTTTATAATAATCGAATAGTTTCTTTTTCCTTAACTTCTTAACCTTGGATTTTACCGACTCTACTGACCTGTCAAGCGCGTAGGCTATCATTTCTGCACCATCGACCTGCCAGTATTTACAAATGTACTCTAAATCTGATTCAGAAAAACTGCACCTTTCGGTTACTGCTGTAGCCATAATTTGTTTAGTCTTAACCACCTGCGGAATTCTCTATTAGTGCCTTTGAATGCTAAAAGTTTATACAACATTTTTTTTAACCACCTTATAACTTTATTAATTTTAATGGTTTCTTCTTACGTTTCTTTTTACTGCCCTCTATACGGGCCAATGTCCTCTCCCCGATGGTTATGCGCTCCGCTTATATCAACCGCCTCCTATAAATCTATTTGCTAGTCAGTTGATATTAAAGCAAGTTCAACTAAGTTATGCCGTTTCCTGATGCGTTTTGCAGTATGACGGCATAAAATAAATAGCGATGTCCTTAGGAGAAATATCGAGCACCGTAGCCAATCTCTCTATTTCTGGCCCAGTAACAGGGTAAAAACCGTTAATTTTATCCGATAATGTGTTAACTGCTATGTTTAACTCGATAGCTAGTTTCCTGTACGATGTTTTTTTCTCTCTAATCCTACCCTTTAATGCTGTAAGTTCCGGGTATTTTCTTTTTTTAGTCATATATTTCACCCCCGCTTGTTAATGCGTTTTGCATCACCTAAGAATTATTATACAAATCTTGTTGTATTGTGTCAATACGTATTGCAACATTTTTTAAGTATTTTTTGCAAATGTTATTGCATTTATTAGTGTTTAGATTTATAATAACATCATATAAAGGAGGTCATCTTGGTGGGTAGATATTTCGATAAAGACATATTTAGGAAAAGGTTATCAGATTTGATGTTAGAGTTTAATGACACAACTTATTCACTTGGCGAACATTTGCATTTAAGCAATGCAACAATTTCAAGATATATAACTGGAAATATTTCTCCTAAAATTCCAACAATTCAGGCAATAGCAGAAAAATATAACATCAATCCTACCTGGCTAATGGGTACCGAAGGAGCCGAAAGATACCTTGAAAACAAAATAGGCTGCAAGAAAATACCCGTAGTCGGAACTATCGCTGCCGGTCAGCCAATACTGGCTCAGGAATATATAGAGGGCTACGAATATGTACCTGAAAATATCAATGTCGATTTCTGCCTTAGAGTTAAGGGTGACTCCATGATTAACGCCAGGATACTGGATGGCGACCTTGTCTATGTACGACAACAACCGGATGCAGAAAACGGAGAAATCTGCGCCGTTCTCATAGATCAGCAGGATGCAACGCTTAAACGGTTGTACAGGCTTGACGGCTCCGTAATTCTACGGGCTGAAAATCCTAACTATCCTGACATGATATTTACCAAAAAGGAGGTTAAAACAATTCATATTTTAGGCAAGGCAATATTTTTTAAATCAGAGGTGAGATAATGGCAAGTATTAAAAAACGCCCAAACGGGACATACCAAGCCACTGTGTATGTTGGCAGGGATGTAAACGGGAAACAATTATTTAAATACGTTACCCGCCCGACGATGAAAGAGTGTAAAGCGGCTGCCAGGGAGCTTGAACAGGAGATAGCGGAAGGAACTTTTGTACATGTCGAAAACATCCGGGTTACGGCTTGGATTGAAAAATGGTTGGAATTAAACAGGAATAGCTTTTCACCGGGCACCTTTGTTTTATATAAAATGTATTACAATGCTCACTATAAGCCGTATTTCGGTCAACTTAAGTTAAATCAATTGACCGAAATACACGTTCAGCAGTTTATGAACGAAAAACAGAGAAAACTAGCTAATTCAACTGTTAAAAGAATAATGACAAATCTTAAACGTATCCTGGAGGACGCGCTAAAACACAAAAGCCCTGCAAGAGATATTAAGTTACCTAAAGAAGAAAAATACGTCCCTAAAGTGCCATCAGACACGGAAATGCAACAAATACATGATGCAGTGAAAGGTACTCGGGATGAACCTATTGTACTGTTGGCTGCTTGGTGCGGTCTTCGCCGCGGTGAAATATTTGCGCTTAAGTGGAATGGTATCGATTGGGAGAAGGGAAAACTTCGTGTCGATGAGAGTTATAGTATTAACGATAAAAAGGAATATGAGGATAAGAAGCCTAAGTCAGATAACGGCATACGTGAAGTCGTAGTGCCTGCCTACCTGATTGGCATTTTGGATGAACTCAGGAAGAGCCAAACCGTTATTAGTCAGAGGATTTTTAACTTACGTCCTGATTATTATTCTGGTTATTTCGGGGAATTAATTGATCATAAAAAACTTCCAGACATCCGTTTCCATGATCTCCGGCACTATCATGCCAGCTGGCTATACAGCAGAGGAGTGCCGGATCAATACGCTGCCCAAAGACTCGGTCATGATATAAACATCCTAAAAACCGTATATCAGCATCTTGGTCTTGACAGGCAAATTGAGATCGATGACAACATTAGAAATATGTTTGACGGACCACCAGAAAAGAAGAAAAACAAAAAGACCACCAAGTAGGCGGCCTATTTTTTTTTAAATATTCAGTTGGGCATTTGTTGGGCATTTGACAGTTTTCTAGCCTAACACAAAACCTTGTAACCGTTGATATTAAAGGGATACAGGGTTTTATGTTGAATCTAGGTAACTACCCCTCGATAGTTATTTGATGCGTAACACGCAACATTTTAAAAATACAGTAATAATGCGGCAATAAAACCCCTAATAAATATAGAGGTTTTATTGCTTTTTGCGTATCGTTTAGACATCTTTTAACAATGTTCTTATAAATCTAAGAATTTTGTTAGGCATTTTGTTGGGCATGGCTATGCCTCATTAGCCTTTTCTAGCCCATCTTTCAAACCAATGTGGTAGACGTTTTCCATATATATTCCCTGACAAAGACCAATTAGCATTTCATATTCCAGAAGTAACGAGCGGTGAGAACCCAGATGATTCATTATAACATGACCAAGGCCTATTATTCTATCTAGGTTACCCGTGTATTCCGAATCTCTCCTAGTATCATTATACGCAACTACAAATATACGTTCTTCTATTTCTGTCATTGCTTTTTCTCCCCTTCTATGAGTTTTTCTATCCCTATCCCCAATATTTCTGCAATAATCGCCAAAGTTTTCAGCCTTGGATTGCCCTTCCCTTCCTCAATGGACGCTATGTATCCACGACTTAACCTTGTCTCCTTAGCCAGCTTTGCCTGTGTCCATCCTTTTTTTCTGCGAAATTTTGCTATATTGCTACCTATTCCCAACTTTGCTTCCTCTCAGTATACACCTAAAGGCGTGTCGAAATTTGTAAGAATAGCACCTCGAAAACTACATCTCTTGCGACATTTTACCCAATATCATACAAATTATAGGCGTACACTTATATTTTTTGTCACATTCTTGTCACATTATTATAGGCGTACACTTATAAATTCTGCACAACGGTTTTTTCAGAGGAAACGCGTCTTAAATAACAGAAAGTTTATTTCGGTGATGACATTGAACAGACTGAGAGAAGTTATGTTACTTAAGAGAATTACACAGGAAGAATTATCAAAAAGGACGGGTATCCGTCAAGGTGAAATCAGCAAAATAATTAATGATCAAAAAGAGATATACCTCTCCACGGCAAAACGGATAGCTAAGGCATTGGGGAAAAGCGTGGATTATTTATGGCCGGATTAAGAAACGGGGAAAACAAAATACCCATCTTAAGAGAGATGGGGTAGTAAGTGGTTTTATTGATTTTATTGGAAAAACAGGCTTGTACAGGTTGGCGTATGGATTCCAGCACCTACCCCGATGCTAATTTTATGTATAAATCAGCTATTTTAATTTCCAGCTCTTTGTCGCTTACGTATCTGGCAAACTGCAATAACTGACTCGCCCTACCCTCCAAAACGGATCTTGTGGATGTGGGTATGTCAGCTACAATATTTTTATATTGCTGTCTGATAAACTCATTCCTCCCCAAGTACTCTTCCAGAGCTGCGTTTACTATGTCACTACGTTTTACCCTACCAACTTTGGTGCTATTTATTTTATCTACTACCCCGTCAATTTTTTGCTCTGTTTCTTTGGTTACGGTTATGATTATGCGGGCCTTGTTTGCCGGTATTGTCATCTGTCGTATCCCCTCTCGTGTTTTCTATTATCTATAGTGTACACTGGTGTACGCTTAATGTCAAGCAGTATTTCACTGAAAAAAAAATAAACCCTTTCGGGTTAGCTATTTCTTTGCCTTCCGCGCCTCCTTAACCTCAGCCTGCCTTTCCTCCCGCCAAGCCTCATCCTGCAGCGTGATCCGTCTTTTATCCTGTATAGTTTTAGTAACATCTTTCCAATGCCTCCCGAACATCTTAGAACACTCAGCCCGCCGATAACTCCGATCCTTGACTGCCTTTGGCGGCGCTGTCATGCGGCAGATAAAAGCAGGCAGGCTATCCGTCCCAGGTAGCTCCATCTTGCAGGCTGCCACCCAGCGCTTCGGCAACTGCTCATATAAGCTCCGGGCCTCTAAAGGATTTAATTTTTCAGCATGGTCGGTAAAAGTCTTCTGCAGCTCCGTCTTGAAAAAGTTAAAGAACGGCCCCCCGGCGTAAATCCCAGCCTTGTACTTTCCGAACTGCTCCGCGCTGTGAGCAAGGAAAATCATTTTGTTTCTATATTTTCTCGCTTCGACTCCTATCTCACCATCGAGCAAGGGACCGGTACCCTCTAAACAGTTGTGCGGCTCATCAATGATGGTGTAAAACGGTTTACGATCTTTCTGTGCCGTGTCCAGGCGTGATAATGTGGCCAACCATATCTTGGCCATCAGGAACGATGCAACCCGGTTAACCCCGTCTTTGCCCAGTTCAGCTTTGGGTATGCGGAGCCCGACAAAATACCCGCCTTCATCCATCATCTGGCGAAAATCCAAAGCAGGTTTGCCGTCAACTAGCTTTTCCTGCTGTAGAAAAATGTTAGCTAGTGTTCTTTTCCCTGCCAACAAATTAAGCCTATCCAATATTGGCTGTACTAGAGTTTTGTCACTACCTTTGACGGCCTTTTGCTGTAACTCTCTTAGCACGTCAACTACTTCCGGCTGGGATAGAATAACTGGGTCTTGCAATAGTTCCTCCCGGTAGACCGGAGAGGACAGCGCTAAAACAATGTCCAACAGTCCTCGGCGCGGATCTGTCAATACGCCTTTACCGACTGGTGTTAAAAAATACTCCATGCGGTCTGAAAACTCACTGTTGGCCAGCTGGTTTATGAAAGTGTATATGTAGTCAGTCATTTTTTCAGCGGCATCTAAAGCGTCTAATTCATCTCCAGCACTACCCCGGATTGCTATATCGGTCAATGTTAGCGGTATCGGCCAGTGCTTGTTGCCAAAATCAAGGTCAATTATCTTATGATCTGGTATCTCAATCGGCAAAGCATCCCTCACCCGATTAATGGCATCACCATCTGCCATATCAAAGTAAAAAACGGTTCTACCATAAGTAACAGCGGTAACAGCAACAGTGATTCCCCTCCCCGTTTTACCACTTCCCATATTGCCATAATTTATCTCTCCTTTACATTCGATGTCGTGATCGTGTATCGGCAACTTTGCTTCCCTTGTGACTCCCCTATCTGTCACTTTCCCTAAGGGTATACCAACAGTACCGAACAGCTCTGCGGGCAGCGTAACCTCCTGCAGTTTAATGCCGTTCACCTGTGGGTAATCCTCTTGCAACTCCCGGCCTGGTATCTGAATTAACTTCCCTGCCTCTGCTGCGCTTAAAATGCTGTAGTTAAATTTCATCTTTGGCAACCTCCTTGTGGTTATAGTTTCTATGACAGTCGCCTTCTTCTTCCGGTTCTTTGTCTCCCTCGCCTCAAATTCGTTATCGGATGCCAAGTCAGCAAAGGCAGCTGTTAGAGTGCGGGCAGTTGACTCCCTGCGCCCCCTGTCATCTGACTGAGCTATTACCCAAAGGTATGTTCTAAGCGCCCCCATACTGCCCTTACGCTTGGTTGCCGATGTTAGATTCTCTATGGCAAACAGGCCTGCCTCCGGGTCTACTTCTTTCTTGGCGTATTTGTTTTCGCGATTATCCGACTTAATCATGTCACCGATACCGATCATGGTCTCTTGCATAAACTGCCCGGCACACGTCAGGCCCAGGCGAAAATAACCTCTAGCATCCCCATTTCTTTTGACCGGTTGCCTGCCGTTCCTGAGCATTTCCCATGCTTCTTGGTATGTCGCGTTCCAGTCCAACCTCCCTACAGGGTCGAAAAATACGAATACTTTGGCTTTGTCGCCTACCTCGAGAGATTTTACTGCCTGTAAGAGTGACGGCAGTGGTAGGTTGTTTTTGCTGTCGGTCATAAGAGAATACATATCGTGTTTACGGTAAACTAACTCATATATAGTTGTTTTGTCAGGCTCCCATCCTTCCTGGTAATCATCATCGACCGCGATAGTTGACTTATCCCAAATCCCAGACAACCGACGCACCCAGCTATCTACCCTGTCCCCCGGCACTGTCAAAAGGAAATCTATACTCCCGTGGGTATAATCAATCTCCCAGGTTGCCCGGTCTGGTTGCCGGTACCTGAGTTTCCAACCGTCCTCGAAGTAGAATCGGTCAAGTGGGATTTTGAAGGCATCCGTAATAGTTTTTGCTATATCCTCCGTATGCCAGTTTCTTGCGCTGGTGTCCGGACGGATGCGGATAACCTTATGCTCAGGCGCGACTATTTGGTAGTGACTGCGGAGATTAAAGCACTGTTTTTGCTCTGTTTCGTACCATTCTGCGTCTATGTAGTCTGTTTGATTATTTTGAGGTACCAGTGCAGTAGACTGAAAAAACTTTTTCATAAAATCACCTTCTTTTCCTGAAAAACGTGTTGACGTTTATTTTATTTTGTGGTAATATTAAAACATGAAGAACATCAATACTTAAATCAAAGGAGGAATACAAAAATGAGGAAACGTAAGGTATCGAATACAGTTAGAAAACTTGAAGACACGAGTTGGTTAGCACAATTAATCCAAGATAAGATGGATGTTGAATTTAGTAAAAACGATGCCTCTAGTCGCTGGAGTTGTTTACAAACCTTGCACATTATCGTAAGTGAAGCGGATGACCAGGACAATCAAAGTATCTATTATGATAACTACAACGGGCGCAGGTCAATCATAATATGCGAAATACCTTCGCTAATGAAGCACGGTACCAATTTTGATAAGTACGGGATGCAGTGTAGATTAAGAGGGTTGGCCGAGCGTTACAAGGATGACGATGGGATGTATATAGTTTATGTATCAACTACACACGACCTGAACAGCGCAACCATAAAAGATGTATCAGAGTTAATGTACCAAATAGGAGGCTAAACATATGACCAACCAGCACGGAGGTAAGCGGTCTAACTCAGGCCGCAAACCTTTGAAAGATTTAATTCGCCGTAACCACTCGATTAAGTTTAGTGATCTGGAGTGGTTAACTGTTCAGGCGCTGGCCGCTAAAAGCGGTATGGACGTGAGTAAATACATTAGAAGTTTAATTGAGGAGGAGATTGAGAATAATGACTAGACGAGAAATTAATAAGATCGCCAGCAGAATAAAAAAGGCCAACTTAGTAATTTGGGCAGCAATACATTGTGCCGAAGAAATTTACGGAATCATGGATAGTGCAACGGAAGAAGAAGTTAGGAAAATTTCTCTTAGACTAAAAGAAATTGATCAAGAAGTTTTAGCCGATCCGGAAACTTACGCCTTGTTCTTTCAAGAATACCAG